TTGTGCCAATGCACCCAATTAAAAATAACAAAAACCGTTTTTGTATTGTATTCATATATATTTACACAATATAAATAATTTTTTATATTGTATAAATTCGCCATTTGTTCAAACCCTCCATTTATACGAAAACAGTGTACAGCTTGTGTATTAGAGCCATTTCGGGGGTAAGAAACCATTTCTTGCCGTCCTTTTGAATCGAATTAAAATAACGCAGAATAAACTCTTGCATAACACACAGCTCCACATGACCAATTGCATCACTGATAACATTTCCGTCTTCGTCCTTTTTCGCCCGCGTATTTACGGTAGTATACTTGGTCTCGCCGAGAATTTCATTTAATTTCTGGATTGTTTTGATTTTGCCCGCCTCGTCGCATCGTGCGCCAGTGTCCCGTTTTGCAGTAATCACCTTTGTTTTAAACACCATGTAACTGTTATTTTTGCCGTATCCAATGAAGCCCACAATCTTATTATAGTTTTCAACGTTGAACATTAAAAACTCCTTCATATTCTTTGACATGTTAATTTCACGGTAATCTTCGGGCTCGGCTTCAGTCCATGTGTTGCGGTCATTTAGGACCATGAGAGCTGGACGGGTTAACTTGTACATGGCATATGCTTTGGCGCTGCCAGTATCAACGCTATTTGTTTCAAAATACATCTTTGCATACCACTCAACCGAGTTTTCCGTTACATTGTCTAACGAATAAAGGTAATTTAACAGCAACAATTTGTCTTCAAATAGCAGGAGATCTATCATGTGTGCAACCAAAAAGTTCGTAAACAATTTATCCTTTTTTGCTTCTGGGTATTCGGTGTACATTTTTCTTATAACAACACCGCTGTGTTTATACCAGTCATCGTCTCCTCTGGGAACCTTCATTGATTTCTTGCTGTACTCAATGCTTTTATTGAAATTTATTTTCATTTCGTCAATTATTCNTTCTCCTTCTGGAAAGCTACCTGGTCCTTCNTCTTCTTCTTTCTCAATAACGAGTTTCGCCATATTTCTCTTATCAATAACCGGNTTCATAATATTTTGTTTAATTTCAAAATTAATCATGCTNTGTTTGTAGTCAATTGGAACCGACCTGTCNAATATAGACGCATTTTTGTTTCGGAGCTCCACCGGCTGGAATAAATAGTATTCGCCAATATTTACCAGGCGCCCATTTCTGCCGTATTTATCCGCAATAAATTCATTCTCGTCGTCAATTAGTTTTGTTAGTGCAGCATAAATTTGAATATACGGATATTCCTTGGGAGTTCTAATTTTTCTAAGTAGTACGTCCTTCTTGTAAAAGAAACTCTCCTTCATTAACATGCGGATGCGTTGCAAAATCTTCTCAAAATTCATTACGATAAAGGCTTCACTGTACGTATCCTCGTTTAGGTCACCCTCTTCAATATCTTTGTCCGGACGACAATCATAATTGCACTCGGCCATGTAGTCGCACGCAGGAGAAAATGGGGCATCACCAACCTTAAAATCGTTTAAAACTAATCCGGTTGATAGTTCTTGGGTGATTGACTCCTTGAGGAATTTGCTCATCGTTTTCTGAGTAAAACCAGTCTGATCGTGATTTATGATGCAATCAACCGCCGTTTCCTTTAAAACCCGTGTCACCTTACCAATCTGAACAGCCTTGAATTCTGCCACACGATATACGTACAAATCCGCGGCCTCTTCCTTGTTATCCCCCAAAATAGAACCATACATGAAAATTTCCACATTGCGCTTCTCAAATGGCAGGTCCTTGTGTGACAAGTTACGGACGGCGCGGCCAATAACCTGTTCTGCGCGGTTTGTGTTGTACCAGGGGTCTAAAATATGAACTTGACGAATAAACTTCAAGTCTATGCCCTCGGATCCGGCCTTGGATATCAGGACAACCTTTACCTTATTTCCATCCTTGTTGTCTTCGTTGGTTAATCCGTTGACTTCAAAGTTGTTATCGGGAGACAATCGCGAGTCTCCAGTAATCATCGCATAACGCGCTGGCTTAAAGTTCTTTTTATCAGTAGGCTTCTTCATTGTTCTAACATCAACGACATCAGTTGGTTTATTTTTAAAGAGTGGTTTTGCTCCTTGATTGCCGTACCGAGTAAAGCCCATTTCCTCCAGAGCCAATGCCATTGGAACTAATCCGCTGTCAATATACTGTGAATAAATCAAAATGATTCCTTCAGAAACTGCTCCGGTTTCGGGGTTTACTATGCTGTCTAGGATACTTTTAATTTTTGCACTGTATGCGCCAATTGTATCGGCAGAGAAAATCCGACCATAATGTTCTATTGTGGAGGCCTTGTATTCAAAATCACCCTTTGCAGGTGGGGATTTGTTGTCTACAAAATTCATCATCCGCTCCAACCCCTGTTTTCCAGTAAGTTGGCGCGGGTCAATCGTAATCTTGTCTTTGGCGACACTGTCTTTACTGGTTGGCGTGCTGTCTCCCCCGTTAATCTCTCTATTTTGTGGCTCGGGTTCTTCTTCCGTGTTTTCTACAGGTTCTTCCTCCTCCTCATCCTCATCCTCATCCTCATTAGATATAGACTCCGAAAAACTGGGCGCCAATTCTTCCGACAGCGGTTCGGCAGGCATCCGGTCTAACGCGGCCTTTAACCCGCGAATAGGGTAAGAAATAATAAGGGACTCAAGCGGAACTTGCAATAACGTATATCCGAATGACTCCATATTCTCAAAACTGGGTAGTTCCTTTACGATTCCGGTTCGCGTTGTTATTGAAAACTGTTTATTCCGCAACTGATGAATAATATAGCGGTATGCACAGTATTGACACTTTCCACAGGTCTGACATTCGGCCAACTTTACAAGGTATAAACTCAAAATACGCTTCTTGTCTTCGTGCTTTATTTTTTTAAGGTTCATCTGATAAGAAGGGTATTGGATGGCTGGGAATGTGTGGTCCTTAGCAAATTCACTCGGATAAACTCTGTAAGGAAATGTATATGGATTTTCGCCTCTAACGAACGAAACGTACCCGGTGGCCTTCCTTATCAGTATCTCCTCTCCATTCTTTTTAAAGTTGCCATTTTTATCAAAAATATCCTTAGTTTCAATTCTACCTCTTCGGTCGTTTGTATTCATGAGGTTAAGCATCCACACAATTTCCTTGTAACTATTGTACATGGGGGTAGCAGAGAGAAGTAAAAACCGCATGTTCTTCGCAGCCCGCACAAGCAACTCAAGATTGATCGCCACCTTTTTATTTGAATTATCATCTGTTTTACGAATGTTATGAACCTCGTCAATCACAATCAGGCGGTTGTCAAATTCGTTACGGAGGCGCTTAATAATTCTACTATTCAGTTCAATCTTAACGTCCTTAAGCATCTGTATTTTTCGCTTTTCGTTAGTCCTCTTAGCACGCTGCTTCTCCATCTCCTCATTGTAGTTCATGGTTTTAATAATGTAGTTTGCAAACTGCACGTAACCAAGGAAGATATAGTAGGTATTAATTATATTCTTGATTTGGCTTATTATCTTTTCTCTCGGCATCCCCTTCATATTCATCGGATTAATCTCCTGAAGTAATTTGTTGCCGGTGCACGCTCTAATATTCCAGAGGCCGTCTACCTCCTTTAGCTTTCTCTCGTCAAATAATTGTAGCTTAAAGTTGTCCTGCACGTTTTCGGATGCAACAATGATGATTCGCTTAGTAATACCCATCTGTTTCATGTATTCTCGCATCTCTTCGCAAACCCCAATGGCGCTGCATGTTTTGCCTGTTCCTAATCCATGGTAAAGCAATAAACTGTTGTATGGCGTCTGAAAGGACATAAAGTTTTTCACAAATGCCTGATGAGGTTGCAATTCAAAATCCGCGTTTGCTAGAATGTCCGCCTGCTCCTTAATTGATGTCTGGAAATCGGGCCCCTCATACTTAGTATCGTTAAACTCCTTCTTGGTCGCAATTTTGACATTAAAAAGGGTGTCGCTTAAGCTGGGATACAAAAACGGGTCTTCGTCTGGGTGCTCGTCAAGATAGTTTCGTTCTACCAGCTCTCGTTTGAGCAAAAACTTATTGCAATCTGGGGTGTAGTAGTTTTCATCTGTGCAATTTAGTTTATCGTAGTCCGCTTCCAAGTCATCCGCTGGCATATCAGAAGCATTTAATACAGTGGAGTTGCTTGGCTGCTCTGGCGAAGAAGACGTTGTTGGAACAGACTCTTCATTTGCCACGGAACCCTGCGGCTGAACGCCCCTGGTTGAAGCGGAGTCACTATTGGAATCATCTATAGTTAGCCGTTTTGTTTTTTGTGGATTTTCTGTCATATTACTATATATTATGAATATAATCTATATTCTTGTAAAACTTTATTAATATTTGCAATTAACTGTTTTTTTTCTAAATTATATGGTCTTATAACTGCTAAACAATCGCCAATTGTTTTCCATTCTAATTTACTTACCTCTGTTATTTGAAAATTGTCAAGGTAATCTTCCATTTCGGCCATGTGCGCCAAAAAATATTTGTGTTTATATGATTTATAATTTGTTCCAATAAAGATCTCTTCAAACGGCAACACATTTTCCACAAGCGAAACTGCGCCNGCNGATATACCCGTCTCCTCTTCAAATTCTCTTAAGGCGCATTCAACGTCTCGCTCCTTAAAATTGCGGCGCCCCTTGGGGAACTCCCACTCTGGTTCCAGCCAACTGGTCGTACTTCTCTGCACAATGTCGTTTAGGGTCACAATTTCATTGTTTATATTAACCCCCTCTCTAATTAACTCTATTTTCTTTAACGAGGCCATTTCCTCGTTTTTATATTGCCCGCTGTTTGTTCCTCCCCACATTGTTTTCCATAATTCGTCAAACGGTTTGGTTAAAATATTGTGCTTTTCCTCTACCGACATTTCATTTACAATATTTTGGATCTGGTAGATGTTGTACGGCGAATACTTGCCGCGGATAAAGTCAATATAACCGAAACTATCCTTGCGGCGTATCATTAAGAACTGTAGCCCGTATTCGCTGTGTCTAAATACAATCACGCCGTAGCTGATAATAGGCAGTTTACATTGATGAAACGAATGGCCCTGTTTGCCACAGTTATTACACGTGTTTGTATTTGCATTTGCATTTGCGTTGGGGGTTATATTCATGCTCATATTTGTATTCATATTTGTGGGTTTATTCATATCAATATATCTATTATAATAATGGCATTATGTTTAAATGATATTTTCACTATTATTTTACGCGAATATAGTATAATGTCCGGAGGTCATTTGTTTAACTTAGGTTTGAATCAAAAACGTTTTGGCGGGAATAATAAAATAGCAACGGTTTCCGTTAAATTAGGCTCTACTAAGGGAAGAGGTTCTTCTACGCGCATGTTTAACTGGTGTGTCAGAAATTCTCCAGCTCCCTCGTTGTGTATTAAATCATTTACTAATTTCTCATAATAAATATCAAATAAATATCAAATAAATTAACCAAGAAACATATAGTTTAATACTCAATATTTTTATAGTATAAAATATTAATGCCGGCGGTATATTTAGACCCGAAAGTATGGGGGCCTCATTATTGGTTTTTTTTACATACACTGGCAATGACCTATCCCCATCACCCTAATACCGTAACCAAAAAGAAGTATTATGAATTTATTCAGAATCTACCACTGTTTCTCCCGGTGGAGGAGATCTCAGGCGAGTTTAGTAAACTGATTGACAAATACCCAGTTTCGCCATATCTTGACAATAGAGATTCCTTTGTTCGGTGGATGCACTTTATTCACAATAAGATCAATGAAAAACTTGAAAAGCCGCAGCTATCACTAAACGATTTCTTCATAAAATACTATGACGAGTACAAATCGCACGATGAGAAGCTCGGGCAATATTACAAGATTAGAGAGAGAGTAATATATTTGGCGATAATCCTTGGGATTTCAGGTGCGATATATTATTTATACGACAAATAGAATTTTGCACACGGGGGTAATTTTAATATCTACGATATATATATTGTAAATATGAAAACAAATATGAGAACAAATATGAAAACAAATACAAGAACCAGAACCAAACAGGGCGGGAAGGTATTAGCCTCAGGCGGGTTTGGGTGCGTATTCACTCCTGCGTTAAAATGCGAGGGAGCCGCGCACAGAGAAAAGGGCAAGGTGTCCAAGTTAATGACCGAGAAGCACGCTATATCTGAATACAAGGAGATTAATGCCTTCAAGACCAAATTAGACACTATCAAGAACTACGAGGACTACTATTTGCTATATGATGCTACATTGTGTAAGCCTGCAGAGCTAACCGCAGGCGATCTGACCGCATTTGCCAAGAAATGCACTGCGCTGCCCAAAAAGGATATAACAAAGAGAAATATCAACGATAATCGCGATAAATTATTGATGTTAAACATGCCAAACGGTGGTGTGCCAGTTGACGACTTTTTATACACAAGGGGTACCATTGAAAAAATGTCTCGTGTACACACCAGTCTGGTTAACTTATTAAAAAACGGAATTGTTCCCATGAATAAAAAAAACATATACCATTGCGACATAAAGGACTCAAATATATTGGTCCAGGAGACGGAGGCCGCATTGAAAACGCGACTAATTGATTGGGGGCTGTCAACAGAATATGTTCCCTTTACAGATGCACCATTTCCGTCAACTTGGCGAAATAGGCCGCTGCAATTTAACGTGCCATTTTCGGTAATTATTTTTTCCGACGATTTTATTGAAAAGTACACCGCATTTATTAAGGATGGCNGGGCCACAGAGGAAGCACANTTNAAGCCATTTGTGGAGGGGTTTGTTGTTTCCTGGATGAAGGAGAGAGGTGGCGGACATTACAAGTTTATAAATGAAATAATGTATATGCTATTTAGTGACAGCATAAAGGACGT